TCTTGATTTGTTATCATTTGACTCAGACTATGATAAACACAAATATAGAGGTATGTCTAATAATGAAGAAGAACATCATACTGCTGCATCTTCAATGTCACAAGTTGCTATTACAGAAGAAATAAAATTATCTCTAAGAAATAATTGGTTATCTAAAAATAAAGATGGATTTGTAACAGATGCTACAATTAAGCATGAAATTGATGAATACACTACTTCTTTTGTTGAGGGTATGCCATGTCAGACTGTTAGTGACGAAGACAGAAAAAAAATGCTTGTTAATATAAGATCATCATTTCCAAAAAATGCAAAATTACAAACTTATAATATAGATATTATGAATCTTGCGGCAGAATCTCTTGGTATAGCTTATGGTGGATATAATGCTGATACTGGAAAAGTTGGTTATCTTTTAACCCATACTGTTGGTAAAGATGCTATGTGGTTTATTTTTCATGCAAATCCAAAATATTCACATTTGCCTGTTGACATCACATTTGTTATACCAGTTCCCCCAAATAAAAAAGAAAACTGTATTAAAAAAAGAAAAAAATTAAAAAAATCTCTTGTTGATGCAATAGAAGCAAAAGCAGTTGCTGATTCAAAAACCTATGATTTGAATGTCACAGATTTAAAAGAAAAAATTAAAAATAAAAAAGTAAATTTTAATGGATTTTTAAACTCGTATGTAGATGAAACAGAGGGAACAAACAGCACTTATGTTTTAGTAGATGTAAATGGAAAACTTCTTAAATCTAAAAAATGATTAAAAAACTTTTAGAAAATCATATTGAAAACAACGTGCCAGATGAAGAAGTTGCTGTACTATTATCTGGCGGTGTTGATTCTATATCAGTAGCCTTTGCAGCTGCTAACTTAGGTAAAAAAAATCATGCATATAGTTTTCGTTTGGATACTCACACCTCTTACGATTTTGAAAAGGCCAAAGAAATTGCAAAACAATTTGATTGGAAATTTACTGAAATTATAATTCCAACTAATAATCTAGTTAAAGACTTTCACAGACTAATCGAGCTTGGTTGCAAATCTAAAACAAGTGTAGAATGTACTTACGCCTTTTTGTATGTTTATCCTCAAATATCACAGAAATATGTTATTTCAGGTTGGGCTGCAGATGGATACTATGGAATTAGTAAAAAGGCTCAAATTAATTACAAACACACACAAGAATTATTTGATGAGTTTAGGGATAATTACTTTAAGCCTGATAAGTGTGCAAATTATATCTGGCACAAAAAAGTATCTGATGCCCATAGAAAAATATTTATTACACCATACCTTGACGATTCAGTTAAACAATTCTTTTATAGTAAGAGTTGGGACGAACTGAATAAGCCCCTTCAAAAGCACCATGTAAGAAATGCGTTTGATGAATTTAAATTGATAGGAAATGTGAAAAAACACTTGAACTTACAGATAGATTCTGGTATAATAGACTTGTTCGATAAATTAATTGATAATAAAGAAATCAATTTTAAAAATAGGACAAGGGTGATGGATATTTGTCGTGATTGGAGCATGCTAAATAATACATCAACACTAGAAGGATTTATGAAATAATGAAATATAAACCATATAATTTAAAAGACGTATATGATGCGTCTGCACAAGAAAAATTTAAAGTTATCTCCACCTTTGCAGGAGGTGGTGGCAGTTCCACAGGCTACCGTCTTGCGGGTGGTAAAGTTCTTTGCGTCAATGAGTTCGTTGAAGAAGCTGTAAATACTTACAAAGAAAACTATCCAGACACACCAATTTTATCTGGAGACATTAAAGCACTCACTGGCCAAGACTTTTTAGATGCGGCAGGTGTCGGTGTAGGTGAGATTGATATCCTAGATGGAAGTCCACCATGTTCTGCATTCTCTGTAGCGGGTAAGTTATCACACAATTCACTCGAAGAAGAACGAGTCGACCTTTTTGGAAATGTCACTCTTGAAAAGGTCAGTGGAAAACATAGTGATGGGTGGAATCAGACTAAGAATTATTCTGATGGTAAGACTGTAGAAAACATCGAAGACTTGTTTTTTGAGTTTCTGCGTATTGCAGAAGAAATCAAACCTAAAGTAATTATTGCAGAGAATGTAAAAGGATTGACTATCGGTGAAGCTCGTCAGATGTATAACAAGATTCTAAAAACCTTTGAGAGTATTGGGTATGATGTCTGTGCCCAAGTTCTAGATAGTAGGTATTATGGAGTATCACAAACCAGAACAAGGGTTATCTTTATTGCGGTTCGTGAGGATGTTGCTGAAGCTGTAGGATTGAACTTTATGACCCTATCAAGCATATTTCCAGAACCAAGTCGTGAGACTATTCCAGTAAAAGATGTAATGATTGATTTAGAATATGATAAAGAAGAAGTAAAATATCTAACCGAGAAGTTTACTAATACTGCATACTGGAAACAAACAGGAAGTATTATGCCAATTGACCCCGAAAAGGTTCTTACTGGCGGTGATTATCACCCTAAAGGACACCACTTCAATCTAAAACGTGTGTCGCAATATGCGCCAGCACCAACTTTAACTGCAATGGGTAGTGCTGATACAACTGCTGGTGCATTTCATTGGATTGAACCACGCAAGCTGACACTAGGTGAACTAAAAAGAATACAATCACTACCAGATGATTTCAAGCTTACAGGTAAGTGGAATCAGAAATCTGAGAGGATAGGAAGAATGGTTCCCCCGATTATGATGGAAAAAATTGCAACATCTGTTTATGAGAAAGTATTGGAGAAATATAATGGTTGATTTTACATTTGCACACAGAGAAGAAGGTTTCGATGAACATATTGACAAATCAATTCGTGGTTACAGTTACTTGCTTGATGATGTGGTGTCACTATCACGACATTTTGTTGAGAACGATACTAATGTTTATGATATTGGGTGTTCTACTGGCAAAATGACACAGAGATTGGTTGAAGCTAATTTTGACCATTGTACTAATGCAAAATGGTATGGTATTGAGATTGCTGATGGGTTTCAAGAAGAACTTAAACTGCGTCACGCAGAAATAAATAAGACTGTCAGACAATTGTTAGGTGTGGGTGAAAGTAGTAAAACAAAGGTATACTTTCATCAGCAGGACATTCGCAACACAATAATTAAAAACGCATCACTAGTAACATCTATCTTTACTTTACAGTTTATGCCCAAGAAGGATAGACAGAATGTTATTGACTCCATTTGGGAAGGTCTTAATGATGGTGGTGCATATATTTTTGCAGAAAAGACAATCTGCGAATCAGCAAGACATCAAGATATGTTGACATTTAATTATTATGACCACAAAAGAAAATCATTTACTACAGATGATATTATGAATAAAGAAGTTACTTTGCGTTCAATGATGAAACCAAATACATGGGCAGAGATACAAGAAATGTTACTAATGGCAGGATTTCAAGAGGTTCAACCCTTCTGGAGAAATCATATGTTCGTTGGTGCAATTGCAATTAAATAGGAGAATATAATGGATGATGACCTTACAGTTAGTAAGTTTGAAGAATATGTTAGTTTTGTTGATGCGGTGAGTAGTGAATCTACTCAATCGACTAAAAGTCTAATTGACACAATTGGTATAATGGAAGAACAAGGTGCAAAGGTATCACGACTACTTACTGCCGGAATAGGACTTTCTGGTGAAGTAGGAGAGCTGAATGATATTATCAAGAAGGTAGTCTTTCAAGGTGCTGAATATGATGATTACACCAAGTTGCATCTCAAGAAAGAACTAGGAGATATTTGCTGGTATATGGCTCAGGCCTGTATGGCACTTGACACCTCGTTTGAAGAAATACTAGACATTAACATCGAAAAGTTATCTGATCGCTACCCCGAAGGATTTGATGCTTTACGATCTGCAAGTAGAAAAGAAGGAGACATTTAAATATGAGTGATTTTTTAAAGGATATTATTAAACAAACAGGTAATGAATACGCATCACTAGTTTCTGATGGTGTAGAAGCAGGAGATTGTGATTCGTTTATTGACACTGGAAGTTACATTTTCAATGCGTTATTATCCGGTAGTATCAATGGTGGATTACCAGCTAATAAGATAACAGCGATTGCTGGTGAAAGTGCCACAGGTAAGACTTTCTTTGTAATGGGTATGGTCAAAGCGTTTCTCGATGAAAATCCTGAGGCGGGTGTTTTGTACTTTGAATCAGAAAGTGCGATTACAAAATCAATGGTAGTTGATCGTGGAATTGAC